CCCGGTGCCATCGGCACCGTCACGGCACCGCCCAGGCGAACGCCCAGGCCGCGAACCCGGCCGCCAGCCACTCGTAGCCGTTGGCGGACAGAATCCTGTGGCCGCCGAAGGTGAGCGCGGAGAACAGGAAACAGACGGCACTGACCAGCATGAAAATGCGGAACAGGAACCACCACCGGGTGCTGTAGCCCTGCTGCGCAGGAGCGGGAGTGGCCATGGCTAGACGATCGTGCCGCCGCCCGCGCCGAACGGCTCGGGGACGAACGCTCCGGTCTGGGCACCCGGCCAGGCCACCAGGCGGCCAATCGACTGCGGGTAGGACGCGGGCAGCGCCCCGCCGATCTCGTTCACGCCGCTGAATAGCGCGCGCCCCGCGATGGAACAGGAAAGGCCGGTCTTGTACGACGGACCAGTAAAGTTAAAGGGCTGGAATTGCACGCGGTAAAGGACGAAATCGAGCGTCCGTACCTGCCCGCCCGCGTCCTTTGACGGCACGCGAATTGCTAGCGGCTGGGTGACAGCGTTCATCGAGTTGAGCGTCCACAGCGGAATAGCGTAGTAGTCAGCACCCGCTGCGCCCGAGCTAGTGACCGTCGTACCGGTGATCAGCGCGATCGTGGAGAATGGCACGAAGCCTTCTTCAATGGTCACGTTCGCGAAATTGATCCAGAAATGCTCGGACAGGACAACATCGTCACCGGTGTTTTCAAAGTTGCCCTGGTCGGTGCTGATCGTGCCATTCCGCACGCCATAGACCGTGGAGGCCTCCGCGCCGGTCGCGCCGTTCAGGATGGCTGCGTGGGAGAGCGAGAAGCCCTCGAACGGGGTACCTGCGTACGAGCTTGCTAGTGTGGCCATGCCCGCGTGCCCTCCTGGCTCGGCGAGTGCGTCTGCCGTGGATAATCGACCGCAGCCCGCCTCCCGCTCGGCCTGCCGCAGCTCGATGACCAGGGCACGGTCCCCGTCCCCCGGCACGTGCTGGGTCACCACCGCAAAGTACGAGCACCAGCGGTCATCGTTGGCCTGGACGTACCAGCTGACCAGCACGTAGATCCCGGCCAGGAACAGCACCACCAGCCCGGCCAGGACCGCGGCGCCGATGACGAGCGCCTGCGGGGTGGCCAGCCTCTTCACTTGCCACCGTCCTGCGGGTCGTTCTCCCCGAGCGCCTCCATGACGGCCAGCCGGGTGTCGTGGTCGTGCGCCTGGTCCTGCAGCTCGCCCACGTCAGCGAGCACCTTGCCGAGCTGGCCCAGCTGGGCGTCATGCGCGGTCGCCTGGTCCTGCAGCTCGGCCACGTCAGTGACCAGCTTCTCGACGGCCCCGGCATTCTGCTGGGCGGTGGCCACCGCCTTGTACAGCGCCCGGCCGATGGCGGTCACCAGGGATAGCGCGGCGCTCAGCCCGGCCAGCCCGCCGATGACGACGCCCGGGTGCACGGCGCGCCTCAGCCCAGGCTCAGCGGGCGGCCGGTCACCTGCAAGAAGTCGGCCGCGAGCGCGGTCCTATCGACTCCCTCGGCGAACGCGCGGGAGCCCAGGTGCTCAGGCCAGATGCACACCCAGGCCTCCTCGGCCTGGCTGCCCCAGTAGGCGTCGGTGAAGCTGGTCTCGGCCGCCCAGGTGATGAACTTCTCGTCGCCGGCCAGCGCGCCGCCGCCGGGCAGCCCGTAGCCCCCGGTGAGCACGGAGTGCCCGCCGTCCGGCGGGCTGCCGGCCACGTAGTCCCAGGGCCTCCCGGCGCGGAACTGGTCGAGGTTAGCGGCCTGCACGTTCACCCCGGTCCAGACATAGCCGAAGACGGCGATGGCGTCCTTGACCTCGCTGACGTCGCGAGTGTCGACCTTGCCGAAAGCCAGCGCCTTGGCCCCGTCCGGGCCGCCGTCGCGGACCAGGGTCTCCAGCGCGGTCTGGATGTCCATCCCGTTGTCCTCGCGGCTGCCCGGCCCGTTGGTGTCCGCGGTGCCGGCCGGGTCGAAGCCGGGGTTCTGGGTCTTGTAGAAGGCCCACACCTGGTCCTGGGTGGGGTAGTGCCCCGGCGGGGCCAGCAGCGAGGTGACCAGGCGGCGGGCATTGGCCCAGGTGACGGACACGCAGTCGCCGGCCACGTCGTTGGAGAGCATCTGCCAGCCGCCGTTCAGCCGGGCCAGGTAGTCGACCCCGGACGGGTACAGCAGCGGGGCCCCGGCCCGCCACCGGCTGAACTGCAGGGCGGGGCCGCGCTTGGGGGTTCTCCGGCCATACGCGCCGGGCTCGGGCATGACGCCTCCAGGGACGACGAGAGGGCGGAGGCCCGTGGTCCTCCGCCCTCGTCATCGGCCCCGTCAGTCGTCGGGAGACAGGAAACGGCCTGTGCCGGGATCACGCAGCAGCCTGCTGTTCTCGTACTGCTGCAGGGCCGTCGCCCAGTGGACGTTCCACCAGGCATACGGGCCATCGTTGTCCTTGCGGTCCAGGCTGTGACCAGGAGGCCGCTGACCTAGGTTGGCCTCGATCCACGCGACGAAGACCCGCACGTCGTGCCATTCCCGGCAGACCTCGATGCCGCGACCGCCCCAGCGCGGGTAATGGAAGTCCGTTTCGTCGTAACACCGTCTCATCATGCCGCGCCAAGTCTGATAGAGAGGGTGCCCCCTGAGGCCATGCGAATCCTTCCAACGTGTCTCACTGACGATCGTTGCTGTTCGCTCACGCCTCCAGCACCCGCAACTCGGGTTGGCCCGGTTCTTTCGACGAAGGCTCTGCACCAGCACAAGACGCTCAGTCCCGCAATCACACCGACACGGGACCGCCGCCCGGCCGCCCGGCCAGGAGACTTCGCCGGTCACAGTCCAACGGCCAAACTTCTCATCTATGCGAGGAGGTAGCTGCATGCGCTAAGCATATGACGGCTGCAGACTACCTCCATCACACATCTAACAATGGTCGTAGGGCGACCAGGGGCTGGTCCCGGCGATGGCGTACTCCTTCTCGAAGGCCTGGTGCTGCAGCCAGGCGGGGGCGTATTCCGGGAGCCCGGAGTAGCCGAGCGCGTGCCAGGTGGACGGCAGGAACCCGTACAGGCCGCCCGCCCCGGACGTGGGGTTGACCGCGTCGGCCCGGCCGCCGGACTCGCGGGCGATGACACAGGACTCGAACGAGCCCGGCGCGGCCCGGTAGCTGCCGACGGCGACAGCCGCCCGGGCCAGGTGGCGCCCCCCTGACTCGTGGTGGTGCCGGGTCGAGCAGCTGACGTCCCAGCCGTCGCCGTCGCCGTCGCCGCAGAAGTTGGGGTACCCGTAGGTGATCCCCCAAACCCGGCCGCCGGAGCTGGCGTGGCGGATGGCCCGGCCGCCGCCGCCGGGCCGGAACCCGCCGGCCTGGCAGACGATCCGGATGGCGTGCCAGGCGTAGATCAGGTCCGGGTCACCGATCCCGTTGGCCGCGGCCAGGCCCGGGTAGTCGGCCCGGGTGCCGCAGAAACGCTCTGAGATGGCCCCCAGCGTGTCGCCGGGCCGGATCAGGTACGTCCGGCCGGACCGGGACACGCGGGCCGCCAGCGGCCTCTGGTAGCCCGCCAGGAGGATCAGGCGGTGGCCGCCGTGCGGCCCGGCCGGCTCCAGCCGGTCCGGCGCCTGCGGCGGCGGGTGGGCAGGAACGCGCGGCAGCACGATGGCGGCAGCCGCCGCGACGGCGAGCAGGGCGGCCAGCCTGGCCGCTCGGATGGTACTTCGGGCATACTCCAGCATGGCTCTCCCCGCCCGGCAGGAGCCCCGGCCGCGCCAGTACCCTGCGGCTGGCCTCCTGCGGGCCAGTAGGTTACTGAACGGGGCGACCCTAACAAGCGGGCAAGGTGTCCCGCAGGTAAACTCCGCAGGTCACGGACTATCTTCCGTGACCTCCGCGTGACTTTCGCGGACCTCCAGCAGCCACTGCACGCCCTTGACCCAGCCCTGGATCTCGCGGCAGGGCTCGCCGGTCTCAGGGAAGAACCGGTGCTCCTGGTGCCGCCGCAGCCGCCGGGACCGGCCGATGATCACGCTTCCCTCGGCACGCGGCACGCCCAGCCAGATGATGTACCACTCGGCCGGCCGCTTGTTGCCGTCCCGCTCCCGATGCACGCCGCCGGGGACGAACCGCATCCCCGGCATCTAGCGCCCGGCGTCCCGGGACACCGGCAGCCAGTCGTCCAGCCGGGCGGCGAAGTCCTCCGGCACGACCAGCAGGCCGATCTCCACCAGGTGCAGCACGGCAGCGCCGACCAGGCGCCGGGTCAGCTCGGCCTGCGTCTCGCCCTGGACTCCGCCGTCCGGGTTGCGGACGGCGCTGCGCGGCCTGGGCTTCATGGCCTCGTGGTCAGCGGCGAAGGTGGCGATGGAGACCAGCGCCTCCGCCACCTCGGCCGGCACCTCGGTGCGGGGGAACACCAGCCCGGGATCATCCGTCATCAGGCCCTCCGGAGCGTAATCTTCTTCACGCGGATCAGCCGGGTCGGGAAGTCGGCCATGTCCGCGTGGGTCTTGCACAGCCCGACCGGCTGGCCGTTGCCGTTATGCGGGTGGCCCTCGTACCGGGCGCTGAAGACGCACTGCGCATCGTCGGCCTTCCGCCGCGCCTCGCACCGCGGCAGCGGCACGTGGTACCAGGGCATCTGCTTGGCATCACGCCTGATCGTTCCCGACCGCGCCACCGCCCCCACCTCCTGAGAGGCGAGCTTAACCCGAGACCAGGGCCTCCCTCAGTCAGAGTCTCCCAAAGGACGCCGGCCAGGTCGTAGCGGTGCAGCACCCGGCCCACCCGGACCCCGGCCAGCTTCAGCCGGTACTTGCAGTCCTCGCAGCTCAGCTCGATGAGGTTGTCCGGGTGCACGTAGGACGGCACCTCGCCGCGCAGCCGCAGCTTCAGCAGCAGGCGGCCCGGCCTGCACCGCCCGCTGGGCAGCTCCGCCGGGACCGGGCACCGCACCTCGACCACGATCAGGTCCTCCGCCGCCATGCCCGGGCTGATCGTCACCATCACGCCCGCCTCCACCCGGCCGGGGCCATCAGGGCGCCCAGGCTGAGGTCCCCGTCCTCCTGGCGGCAGCCCATGGCCAGGTCGTAGATGGCCGGGCCGGGGCCCTTCACCTCGTCCCGGATGCGCCGGAACAGCGCCTCCAGCACCACCTGCCAGTCGCACATCTTGGGGATGACGTCAACGGCCAGCGCGCCCTTGCGGCGGGCCTCGTCACGGTGCGCGTAGATGTGCCAGATGACGTCCTTGAGGTGCTCGATGGGCACCCGGGCGCTGTGCGCGCCCCACGGGCACTGCTCGAACGTCGGGGTCAGCTCGTACTCCAGCGGGTAGGCGTAGTCCGCGTTCATCCACTGCATGTGGCCGCCGAACGCGGTGGCCGCGACCGCCCCGCCCGTGGTCATGAACTCCAGCGCCGGCAGGTTCTTGCCCTCGCCCAGGGACGGCGCCAGCAGGCAGTGCCCGGCCTTGTAGAACTCCTCCAGCGTGCGGTGGTCGAACGCGTCGACGAACACCTTGATCCGCTGGGCCTCGAAGGGCTCGTTCAGCTCGGGGAACAGGTCCCCCGGCGCGACCGTGTGCAGCGCCAGGCTGGCGTCGTCGAAGCCCTCGGGCCAGGGGCCGGGCCGCTCGAACTTCAGCGCGGTGAACGCCTGCACGGCGGTCCACGGGGCCTTGCGCTTGTTCAGCGCGCCGTGCATCAGGAAGCCGAACCGGGGGCTGTCCCAGTCCCGGCTCAGCGGACGCCAGTCGCTGCTGTCATAGCCGCCCTGGAGCACGCCGCGGCGCACCTTGCGCGGGGTGTAGGGCTCCAGGGCGGCCAGGCTCACCTCGTCATAGCCCAGCAGCATGTCGAACCAGCGCAGGTTCCGCGGCAGCAGGGTGCGGCCCTTGCAGTGCGGCACCAGCCCGGACACGCCCTGGCCGTCCTTGCCCGGGCCGCCGGCGAACTCCCACATGGTCCACGCCACCGCCACCCGGGTGGCCAGGCGGGCCTCCCTGGTGATGAACAGGTGGCCGGGGTCCCAGTGATTGATGAGCAAGTCGAACGGCGCGGCCAGGGTGCGGCCGAACAGGTGCAGCAGGTCGCCCGGGATGGGGACGTCCACCCAGACCGGCTGCGGGTAGACCTCGCAGCCCCAGCGGTGCAGCGCGCGGAGCAGCCCGAAGCCGTCGGTGCCGTAGCCGCTGTACTGGCTAAAAATGGTGACTTGACAATCACCTTCAGGGGGCGCTGCCCGGTCACTGAACCACCTCCCCGGCTCTTGAGCGGCGAGCAGCATAATCGGACGTAGCGCAGCCCACGTACGAGACGACTCACAGTCATCTCGCTAACGCCATAACGCAAACCAAGAGTCTCGCATGACACTCCGCCCGCTGCGTAACGAACACGGATCTCCTCGGCCTGCGCCCAGGTGAGAGCCGAACAGGGGCTGTCACCTCCACAAGGATGGACAGCAGACCGGAGCCGGAGACTGGCCGCTTGACGGGAAGCATCAGCCCGTCCGCGATCGTACATTTCCTGGATGTTCTGCGCTGGAGTGCCCTCGTGCACATGCTCCGGGTTCTCTGCGTTGCAACACGGCGGATTGTCACACCCGTGCAGGCCGTGCGGTACCGGCCACCGTCCGTGAATCAAGCGGTAAGCCACCCGGTGCGCCGGATAATGCCCCACCCGAACAACTTCGAGCTGACCTGGGTTCAGCTCGAACTTCCCGTACCCCTGCCGACTGCAGCCTGCCTGCCAGGGCCAGCATTCACCAGGACCCCGGCGATCCACCTTCTCCCAGAAGCGCTCAGCTACATCACGCGCGATTCGTCCCATACCCCGTACTACGGGGCGCCCAACCGGCTAACCGGCCCACCCTGCGCAACTCACGCCGTAGTAGGCCGTGCCCCGCTGCAGCATGTCGCCGTCCGGCACCGGCAGGAACTGGATGTCGGTGAGCAGGTGGCAGTCGGTGGTGACCAGGTTGCCCCACAGCACCGCGTCCGGGTCGGTGCGCTGCAGCCGGAACTGCACCGCGGCGAACACGGCCAGGCCCCGGTTAGTGGTCAGGCTGCTGGACTCGGTGACATTGGAGCCGGAGTCCCGCACCGGGTCCACCCACACGTCCAGGCGGAGCCGCCTGAACCGCAGCGTGCCGAGCGGCTCGGCCACCGACCAGCCGCCGAAGTCACCGCACACCACCGCGGCGGCCGAGCTGCCCTCCATGACCTTGAGGACCCCGGCGTTGGTGTCGGCGAACAGCCACGGCTGGCCGGCGTTCGCCGCGATCGGGTCGCCGGCGGGGAAGGCCCCGAGCAGCCCGGTGACATCGGGGAAGGCGGCCAGGTAGCGAACAGCGCCCGACGCGACATCATCCACGTCCGGCAATATCGGGACAGCGGGCCCGGCGGGGGACTACAGTGGGAACCCGCTCAGGGACCATACCGCGCCGCCGGGCAATCATGGCTCGTCACCTCACTTCCCCAAGGTGCGCTGGAACCTCTCCCGCTACGGCGGTCCGGGCCGGGTCTTCCTCGTGGTCAGCTAAGGAGGCCCGGCCCGTCAGTACCCGCCGGAGTACGGGCCCAGGCCTCCGGCCGGGGCCGGGCCGCCCTTGCCGTCGGTCACCCAGTCCCACAGCGCCTGCCGCACCTCGCGCTCGAACTCCGGCCCGCCCGGGTCGAAGAAGTAGTGGCCGCCGGCGTGGTGCCGGGTCGGCCGGTCGTCCCGGGCCAGCTCGAAGATGCCCGGGTGCCGGGCGAAATTCACCTGGCCGGACCACTCGCCCGCGGTGAAGCTGGACTCGGGGTGCCCGGAGGCTTTCAGGAACCCGGTGATGACGTGCGCCCGGGCCTCGCTGACGGCGTAGCACATCAGCAGCGCGCCCTCCCAGCGGCCGATCGTGGCCGGGCCGGGCCCCCTGGCCAGCCGGTCCAGCTCGTCGCCGGCGCCGTCCAGGTCGACGGTGACGTAGACGACGCCCATCTCAGGGCTGACTGCCGGGGAACGGGGTCGGGCTGCCCGTGCCGAGCTGCTGGGACACCTCGATGACCTGCACCTCGGCGTGGTGGGCGCCGGTCAGGTCCTGCGCGACGTCGGGGATCAGCCGCACCTCGAAGGTGCCGAAGATCGGCCCGGCCACGCAGCGCACCCGGTCCGCGGCCAGCACCTGCGGCGCGCCGTTGGCGTCCGGGGACAGGCTGAAGTACATCACGCCCACCCGGTCCGGGGCGCGGCCCGCCACCATGGGCGACGGCAGGTCCTTGCCCGGCCGCAGGTGGGTCAGGTCGATCCGGCAGCGCAGCTGGCCCACCACGCTGGTCAGCGGGTCCACGATGGTGGTCACCGGCTGCCAGGACATGGTCATGCCGCCGCCGGCCTGCAGCGTCTCGGTCAGCCGCAGCACCTGCACCGTGGAGGTGTAGAACACGGCCAGGCCCGCCTGGCTCGGGGCGAACGGGGTGTATGGCGTGGTCACTGGCGCTCCCGATACGGGAGGTCGTGCGGCTCGCCGTACCACATGCAGCAGCCGCCGTCCCGGCGCAGCGGAGCCTCGCAGTACCGGCAGCGCGATTCCCAGTACGCGGCCTCACGGGCATCCGCAGTCACGCCCTGGGAATCGGACTCCCGAACCGCCGGGTCATGATGCCGCACACCCGGTCGGCGTAGCCGGAGCAGTGGGAGGCGCCGTGCGAGGCGTGCTTGCCGCGCAGCGAGCAGTCCTCCCGGTCGCACGGGCCGAAGAAGGCCAGGCACAGGTCAGCGCCGAGCTTCGCCATCTTCTCGCTGCGGTCGAACCCGGCGAACTTCCAGACCTTGCCCTCGTTCCACTCAGGCCGCCAGCGGACCGGGTGCGGCTCGTCCTGGCCGCCGAGGGACGCCCAGATCCGGACCGCCCTCAGGTCGCTGTCCTTCTGCGCGCCGTGCACCAGCACCGCGCCCGGCGCCCAGGTCCACGCCGCGCGCAGCACGCGCTCCATCTCGGCGGGGTTGTCGTAGGTCCGCGAGACGGTGACCAGGATGCGCTTGGCCATACCTGGTTATACGCCCTACGTGAGGATGCCCTCGCGCTCCAGGACGGCAACCGCGCGCTGGTAAACGTCCGCGGCCTCCTGCTCGGTAGCAAACCGGCCCAGGTGCACGCGCGCTACCCACAACCCGGTCACCTTCTCCCGGCTAGCCCCCTTCGCCCGCCCGTTACGCGGCTGCCGATTGCGATTCTGCTGCGACCACGTAGCCCACCGCACATTACCGGGCTCGTAGTCTTTGTCGTTATCTTTCCGGTCCAGCGTCCAGCCCCGCCCGGGGCAAGGCCCGATCTCCGCCAGGATGTCCTCGATGAACTGGCGTACATCCTGCCAGCGGTCGCAGACCTCGATGCCCCGGCCTCCGTAGTGCTGATACCGGGGATTGCCCGGATACTCGCACCGGTTCTTCATTGCGGCCCAGGTGCGGTACAGCGGAGTCATGGAGAGCCCGCCCAGACCACGGGACTCAACCCAGGCCGAATGAGCCTCACAGATTGTGCGCTTACCGTATTCGCCTGCAATCTCCCGCTGAGCACACCCGCAAGACGTGGTGTTGATCCGGCCATCCCCCCTACGAGGCACAAGCGTCAACAGCGCCGCCTCGTAACGAGTCCCGCAGTCACACTGAAGCAGGGCGGCCCTGCGCCCCTTCGGCACAGCAGGCGTCGGAGCCAGCCTGGTCTCGGGGTCGATAACCACGCCCCTGCCGATGCGCTGACCAGCAGTGAGTTTGATTGACGGCGGCCTTCCCATGAAGCCAGCATACGACATTAACGCAAAAATGCAACCTAAAATAAGACCCCAGGATCGGAGGGGAAGATGGGCGCGTTGATGTCGAACATGACCATCTCCAGCTGGTCCCGGTCGGACGGGCCGACCAGCACCATCCGCTGCTCGTCGGAGTCCCAGTGGATGCCCACCCCGTCATAGCGCTCGTTGAACCGCTCAAACCCGCTAATCTGCCCGAAGTACACGCCGTTGGCCTTGGTCCGCTTGGCCAGCATCCGGACCGCCAGGTCGAACAGGTCCACCCCGGTGCGCTCGGCGAACACCTCCATGGCCTGGGCGTTGCGGGCCATCTCCTGGAAGGGCTTCTGGTAGGTGTAGGAGCCGATCGTCTCGGACTGCAGCGGGCTGGCCAGCACCTGCTGGTACGGCCAGCGCAGGTACAGGTAGTCCGCCATGGCCATGACCCCGGTGTTGGCCAGCTGCTGGTCATCCGCGGACATCGAGCCGAAGTCGTCCTGGTTCCGCTCGGCCAGGTAGGTGAACATCAGCGCGGCCTGCAGCAGCGCCGAGTTGACGTAGGAGGTGTAGCTGACGGCCGGGCGGCCGGAGAAGCCGGACAGGTCGTTCACGCTGGGCAGCGGCCACATGACCAGTACATCGGCCGGGAGAGGGGCGCGCGCACGGCCTTGGTCCGCCCCGGGGAGCCCTTGGCTCCGAGGACGGGGCTCAGAACTGCCCCTCCCCCGGCTCCGGGCTCTATCGTCACCTGAACGCCCGGGCGGGCACGCCCCGGCCGCGCTGGGCCTCGATCGCGTCGGCGCGGCGCAGCGCCTCCTCGCCCGGGCCCTGGATGGTCACCGGGTTGCCCTGGTGGTCGGTGCCGGCCAGCCGCTCGTAGCTCTCCTGGCCCTCGGTGTAGGAGCGGCGCCCTGGCCACGGGCCGTGCTCAAAGTAGTGCTTGCCCCACCGGGCCGCCTGCTGCATCCGGTTCAGCATGATCCAGCCGCGGGCCTCCTCCCACCGCGGGTGGTCCGGGCCGATCTCCAGCTCCTGGCCCCGGTACCAGACCTGGCCGAACGCGGTCAGCCCGTCGTCGATGAAGTGGATGAGCACCGCATCGCCCTCGGTGTAGACCCACTCGGGCGGGGCGGCCTCGAAGCGGGCGGTCTCGGCCACCGCCGCGGCGTGCGCCTTCTCCCGCGCGGCCAGCTCCTCCGCGCTCAGCTCAGCGGCGGGCCTCGGCCGGATGCCCTCGGCCCGGACTACCTGCGGCGCGGTCTCCGCGTCCATGGACAGCCCGCAGCTGGCGCAGAACCGGGCTCCGGGCACGTTCGGGTGGCCCAGCGCGCACACCGGGCCGGCTGGCAGCGCGTTCCCGCCAGCCGCCGACGCGACACCCGGCCCGTCACCCTGGAGGAACTGCCCGGCGCCGACTGCCGGCTGCTCCTCCTGCGGTCCCTCGGGCACCAGCCGCTCAGCCAGCGCCGCCACGTCGACGATGACCTGCTTTCCGGACAGTCCAGCCACGCCCGGGGGAATCGACACCCCTACACGGTCATCTCCAGCTGCGGCCCGGGGATCACCTCGCGCCACTCCTGCGGCGGGTAGTCGCGGCTGAAGCAGCTGCTCCGGGTGCCCGGGTACATGTGCGCGGCCAGCTCCGGGCTGAACAGGGTGCTGGCCTGCCCGATGTGCAGCGACCGGGACAGCACCGGGAACAGGCAGGCCCGCTCCACCTCCCGCAGCTGCTCGCGCAGGTGCACGTCCCAGCCCTGGGCGTTGCCCTCGGCCGGGCCCCAGCCGGGCCCGATGAACTCGTCCCAGCAGGGCTTCCAGGTGCCCCAGACCAGCGGGCTGAACCAGGGCAGCCGGACCGCGGCATCCGGCCACGAGATCCCCCGCAGGACCCGGCTGGACAGCACGTGCGAGCAGGCCGCCATGATGTCGGTGTCGCGCTCGTACCGGCCGGCCGCCCAGCCGAAGTACTCCAGCACGTCGGTGCTGACCTCGATGTCCTCCTCGGCCAGCACCGCGAAGCCCGCCCCGCCGCCGAACGCCAGCTCCATCGCCTGCCGGGTGTTGGCCAGGCAGCCCAGCACGGCCGGGTTGACCGCCACCTGGACCCGGGAGAACGTCTCCCCGGCCCAGGCGGTGAAGTCCGGCACCGGGAACGACGGCTCGGGCTCGACGCAGAACAGCATCCGCGCATCCTGCACGCCCCGGGCGCGCGCCCAGCTGGCCAGCGCCTGGCGCAGGTACTTCTGCCGCTGCCCGCTGACCGTGAACGCGACGGTGATGTCCATGCAGGACAGGTTCGTCAGGCAGCCAGCAGCGGCCGGCGGGCCAGCAGGTCAGCCACCCGGGGCCGGAGGATTTGCGAGCGCTCAGCTCGGCTGATGAAGATGTTGCAGTTGTAGCAGGCCAGGCC